GATGCGACTGGTGGTCAGGGTAGTTCTGCCGTCACCGGTCCGACAGGGCCCGCTGGCGCAGCTACATCGACCGGCCCCACCGGCCCGGTGGGTCTTACGGGTGTCATGGGCCCTGCCGGCGCGGCGGGCCCGACCGGCCCTGCCGGCGCCACCGGGCGCACGGCCCCTGCCGGTCCTCCGGGGCCGGTGCGCAACACGGTCTACACAATTCCGACCACCAACCCGCACGTGAAGGGGGCTATGTGGGCGCGCGACGGGGTGATAAGGTTCAGTTGACTTAGCTGACTTCGCAGTGAACTTTGGGGGCTCCGAACGGGGCCCCTTCTTTTTGAGATCACTGCATGTACTGCCTGTCGATGATTGTGCGAAACGAGTCCGCACGGATCGAGCGTGCGTTGAAAAGTGCCGTTCCGTACATCAGTAGCTGGTGCATTCTAGACACCGGCAGTACCGACGGCACGCCGGAAAAGATCATACAATTTTTCAGGGATGCGGAAGTACCCGGCGAGTTGCGCCATGGGCCGTTCGAGGACTTCGGGCAGGCGCGTAATTTGGCGCTGGCTAACGCACGCGAGTGCCTGCCGGTCTACCAGCCAAAATTTTTTCTGTTGATGGACGCCGACATGGAGCTGGTGGTCCGCGACCGCGACCGGTTCATGGCCGAACGCGAGGGTGCCTGCTATGAAATGTTCCAGCATGCTGGCGCGGTGCACTACACCAACGCGCGGCTCCTCCATGTTACCGCCGCCGGTAACTACAAGGGCCCGACCCACGAATATCTTAACGTCGCATCGGCCGGTCGCATTCCTGTGGATGTGGCATACTTCATCGACCACGCGGATGGTTCCAACCGTGTCGACAAATTCAAACGTGACATTGAATTGCTGGAGAAAGCTCTAAAGAACGATCCCCTGAACGCGCGCTACATGTACTACCTCGCCGCGTCGTATCGCGATGCCGGCGAACCCGGCAAGGCCGCCATCTGGTTCAAAAAACGGATAGAGGCCGCCGGCTGGCCGGAAGAAGTCTGGAAGGCGCATGTCGACCGCGCGCACGCCCACAAGGACCTCGGCAACGCCGACGGGTTCGTTGCCGGCCTGCTGGAGGCGTATGCCTACCGGCCGACCCGGGCCGAGGCGATGTACGATCTGGCCAACTGGTTTCGGTATCAGCCGGGCAAGCAGGCTGCCGCGCTCGCCTGTGCCGAAGCGGTCGAGCATCTGCCCAAGCCGGACGACGCGCTGTTCGTCAACGACTACGTCTACGAGGTCGGCGTCAAGGAAGAGATCTCCATTACGGCGGCTTACGTTCCGGGCAAGTTCAACAAGGGCCGGTGCATTACTGACGAGTTGGCGCTAAAGGTGACAGGATATTGGCAGGTCAGGTCCTGCGCGCGAGCGAACATGTTCTGGTACATTCGGCCACTGGTGGAGTTCTGCCCTTCGTTCAAGTGGCGCAACATCCCCTTTACGCCCCCCGACAACCTCGTGCCGATGAACCCGAGCGTGGTGCTGCACAACCAAAAGATTTTCGTGAACGTGCGCGCCGTGAACTACCGCATAGATAATGCGGGCCGCTACGTGATCACCGCGACAGACGGTACTGCTAATGCCGAGAACCCCATCGACACCCGCAATTTCATTCTCAACATGGGGTTCTATCCGTTGCGCGATGAACCCATCAATGTGACCGAGTGCTACCGCCCCGGTAACATGCCCTGCGAGTTCCCACTGGTGACCGGGTTCGAGGACGTGAGGCTGTTCTCGTGGAAGCAGGACCTTTGGTGCACGGCCACAGTGCGCCAGATCGCGGCCGACGGGCAGTGCGAGCAGGTGCTGACCCGGCTGGCGTTCGATGCCCTTGCGGATATCGGTTACCGCCACACCGACATGAAGCGCATGCTGCGGACCCCGCGCGAGACCGAGAAGAACTGGTCGCCGATCCAGTGGGAGAGTGCAAGAGAACCATTGTTCCTGTGGCGCCCCGGCGTGGTGGTGAACTCGGACGGCACCAAGATCGTGGACACCCCCGTGCCGTTCATGACCGATAATATAAGCGGGTCTTCCCAGTTGGTGCACTGGAGCAACGGCGGCTGGCTTGGGATCTCGCACACTGCACATCCGTTGCCGAACGAGCCATACAAGCGGTTTTACTATCACCGGTTCATCGAATACGCGAAGGACATGCGGGTGACCCGCATGAGCCTGCCGTTCTGTTTCAACGAACAGGTGATCGAGTTCTGTGGCGGCATGTGCTGGAACGCGGAGACGCCGCTGGCTGAACTCGTGATCTCGTACGGCTACAAGGACAACGAGGCGCGCATCGCCACGGTTAGCGCCGACGAGGTGGACAGCATGCTGGAAAGAGGTCATGACTTCAACACTGGGACTTAAGGAAGACAGCTGGGCCAAGGAGCAGACCTGCGTGCCGCTGTCCGGCGATGACCAAGTCGACCGCGCCAAGCTGTTCGCGGCGTCCTACGGGCTTCCTTTGCACAATGACAGGTGGAAGAACTGGGATAGCTTTCTTGCTATTCACCATGCAGGAAGGCTGCTCAACCGTGACTGGCCGGTGCTGGATGCCGGCGCGTGTAGGGACCCCCTGTTTCCGAGCGCGTTCCTGCCGAGCCTGCGCAAGCTTGGTTTTACTGACTTGACCGGGTGTAACCTCGATGAAAGTGAAGCAGGAGAGGTGGTTGACGGGGTTCGTTACGAACATTGCAACATTGAAAGATTACGTTATTCCAAGGGGCAATTCGCGTATATCGCCTGTTTGAGCACCATCGAGCACGGCATCGACTGGCGGAAGTATTTTATCGAGACTGCGCGCGCACTGCGTCCGAACGGCTACCTGTTCACCTCGTTCGACTATTGGGAGACCCCGGTCGACACCATGGGGCAAACTGCGTGGGGGGCGCCGATCAAGATTTTCACGGCGCAGGACGTCATGCTGATGACGGTCTTCGCCAAGGAGGTCGGCCTCGACCTGATGCGGCGGCCGGTGCTCAACTGCAAGCATGCCCCGGTCGAGTGGATGGGCATGAGGTACACGTTCATGAACCTCCTGATGAAGAAGATGCGCGATTAACGGGTTGTTAGGGGTCTTGGGGTTATAGCCGAAGGACAACTCCCTGCAGGAGAGTCCTTCATGCCCAAGTCCAAGAGCAGCGAAAGCGAACGCAACGTGCAGTTCGCCAAAGGTGGCAACACCTCGATGTTCAGCCAGCAGCAGGCTGAACCGATGACCTCCGGCCAGACCGGCGACCCCGGCAAGACCGGCAAGGGCGCCGAGTTCGCCAAGGGCGGGTCGAGCAAGATGTTCGGCTACTCGGGCGCGCTTCCCGCGCAGAGCGGCATCACCAGCTCCCGGTAGGTTCCCATGGTCTACAAGAACCAGCTGACGCCCCTTAGAAAGGGCGGCCAGATCAGCAAGGTCGCCGGCAAGGGCGCGCAGGCTGCCGCCATGCCGGACCGCCGTCAGATCAAGCAACTTGCGACCAGCGGCGACCTCAACAGCTACGCCAAGGCAACTCCAACGGTGCCGTCACCGGGCATCAAGGCGCCGGTTGGCACCTACGATCTGGAGTGACATGCCGGCCGATCTGAAGAAGTTCAGCGAAATGGCTGGTCGCTGGAAGAATGCCGATCCGCTGCTTTACGCCCAGTTCGTTACGGTTCTGGAGCAATACGTCTTTGACGTTACCTTGGCGGTAACCGAGGCGTCTTCCTCCGAGATTTTGCAGGCGCAGGGCCGCGCCCAACAGGCCCGTAAATTCCTTTTGCTGTTCACCGAGCACCTAGAGCCGAACCGCGCCACGTCGTGAAAACCACGTGCCGCCAGAGGAGCGCCCTATGGCCGAAGCACTAGCACCCATCGATCCAAACGTGACCGTTCCGCCCGGCGTAAAGGCGGCAGCCGAAGCAGCGGACGCAATCCACAAGGCGGTATACCCCACCGAACCGGACCCTGCGGAACAACAGGGTGACCCCCAGCCCGCTGCGGAACCGCAGCAGGAACTCCCGCTGGGTGCGCCTCCGCAGCCCGACCACCAGCCCCGACCAACTGTCCCAGAAAGCGGCGAGCACGGCTCGTGGGAGCACCGCTATCTCGCGATGAAAGGCCGGTTCGACCAGTCGCAGCAGACTCTGGGCCAGATGCAGGAGCAGATGTCGGAGCTGGGGGACGAGCTACAGCGCACCCAGCAGGCGCTGCAGATGGCCCGGGCCGGGCTGGTGAGCCAGCCACAACAGCGCCCGCAGCGGGGTGCTCCACGTGAAACACCGAAGGAAATCACCCCGCAGGACGTCGAAACCTACGGGCCGGAACTGATCGATTTTGTCACGCGCGCGGCGCGCGGGGCGGTCGCGCCGGACCTAGATCAGGTCAACCGGCAGGTGCGCAGCACTACACAGGCCGTGCGCCAGACCGCCCAGCAGCGCATGGAAAACGAGCTGGACAGCCGGTTGCCGCAGTGGCGCGACATCAATGTGAGTGCGCGTTTCAAGCAGTGGGTCGGTTTACGAGATGTTTACTCTAATCAGCTAAGACGGAACCTGATAGGCGAGGCCGCCAAAGCAGCAGACGCTCCTCGGGTGGCAGCCTTCTTCCAAGCGTTCCTCAACGAGGAACAAGCCACGGGCCAGATGCCGGCCCCGCAGCAGCCGCCGCCGGAAGCCCCGGCGCCACGCCAAGCTGCGGTCGATCTCGGCAGTCTCGCGGCCCCCGGCAGGGCGAAGCCAGCGTCCGGCAACGGTCTTGCCGTCGCTGCCGACAAGCCAGTCTTCACCCGTGCCCAGATCAGCCACTTCTACTCGAACGCGGGCCGTGCGGCCTACGCCGGGCGAGAGGCAGATCGAAAACGCGACGAGCAGGCACTTTTTGCGGCTCAGACCGAAGGGCGCGTCCGATAACCGGGGGCGGCCTGTAGCCACAGAGGCATGACCGTCCCGCATTACAGGGACGACTGTCATGGCTATTCCGACTGCTGGTTTTCCGCTGGCAACTGCCGGCACGACACCGCCCATCTACCCGACCGGTAGTGCGAGCAACAACCTCCAGACTACGGGGTTCATCCCCGAGATCTGGTCGGGCAAGCTCGTAGAGAAATTCTATGCGTCGACAGTATTGTCGGCGATCAGCAACACCGACTACGAAGGTGAGATCAAGAACCAAGGCGACCGGGTTAAGATCCGCACCAAGCCGACCGTGACCATTCGCGACTACCGCGCAGACGGACTCTTGGGTCTGGACCGCCCGACCGGTGGCTCGGTTGAACTCTACATCGGCATCGGCAAGTATTTCTCGCTTGCGCTCGACGACGTCATGGAGATCCAGAGCGACCTGAACGTCCTGAGCATGTGGTCCGACGACGCGGCCCAGCAGCTCAAGATCGTGGTCGATCAGGACGTGCTCGGCGGCATCGTGAACCAGATGGCTGCAGCCAATCAGGGGATCGCGGCTGGCGTGATCACCGCATCGAACAACCTCGGTGTGCGGACTGCGCCTCTGGCAGTGGTCGGACGCAATGCCGGCGCGGGCCAGATTGAGTTGATCGACGTGCTGCTGCGCATGGGGCAGGTGCTGGACGAGCAGAACATCCCCGAGGTCGGCCGCTGGGTGGTCATGCCGTCGTGGGCTGGCCGCATGATCAAGCAGAGTGAGCTGCGGCAGGCGTACTTGTCGGGTGACTCGGTGTCGATGCTGCGTAATGGCAGGCTGTCT